TTACTATGATACTCATTATAAATTTTTGCCCCAAAAATTTTTAATTAAAGAACATAAATTTTGAAATATCTCTCTTCTTTTTCTTGCGGGCACGATCTTCTGCTAATTTACAATAGTATAATCCATATATTAAAGCAGAAAATTTGTCCTTTTTAATTGTTCGAGAAGATTGTTTTAAAATAATATTTGCACCTTCATTCTCAGTAATTAAATTTAACATTTGATCTTTTAAAATACTTGTTTGAACGAATGGCCGCAAATATTCGGCTCGTTTACTCTGACTCATTTTTTTACCTTGAGCTTGCGCCATTAATTTATTTTTAGCTGTAGCTTCATCAATTAAAAATAATACGCGCCCCGCATTTATTTCTGCTTGACAATAAGAATACATTTCTGAATTAAGTGTTTGATTAGCTTTCATAATATACATAGCATCTATAACAGTATCATCTGTTTTCATATTGCGGTATTTATTATCTTCATCATTCATTACGCCTCAATTGTATAATGTCTCTCCAGTATCAGGATCAATTGTATCCATTGTCAGCATATCTACAAGTCCTGCACCTAAACCATTACCGTCAACAACTGCAACTTTACAGTGATATTGTTGATATAATCTTTTTAATTGAAGAGCTTGCATACCAAAATGTTCTTCTTCAAAAGAATAAATATTAACTATTCGTTTGCGAGGAATGGTTCCCGCACCTGGAGTAACTTTAATAATTATTACTTCTGTTGAACAACCAAATCTACCAACGTCAACACCCATAACATAGTAACCATCTTTACTCGTTCTATTGGAATATTTTCATTCAGGTAGATTGATTCGTCTATTTTTATCAAATCTTTCTGAACTAAAAAAAGCAGACTCTACATCACCAGATCATATGCTGTTATATTCTCGATCAAAAGAGTCTTCGTTAAATGTGCCGTCCATTTTAAGGTCCCGCACAAAGTTCTTACTTAATAATCCTTCTACAACTGGAACTCTCCAAGAGCCACCTAAAATAATGGCTTCATCTGGTCTAGCTACAGATTGACAAAATAACTGAATTAATTTATCATAACTAAAAGTATTTTTTCAACCTGCGGTAGTCACATAAATCTGACTTTTATTTAATTGTTCATTAGGGTCAGTTTTACCTTGTATCATGCGGTCAACGTTAAGTGTAGGAATAATAACCTCATTAAGAATATCTTGGTCAATGCCAACACATTCTTCTGCTAAAATTGCTTGAAAACGTCTGCCACGAGTTTTCTCACTCGCTGCGATATTTTCTAGAGTAGAACCATTTTTAAAAGTATATATAACTGTATCTTTAGTTTGCGCTGTTCGAGCTCGAGTACCACGAGTATCTCAGATAATTTCTTTTTCTAAGGCAGGAATTAAGCGACATATTTCTTGGACTTTACTTGATACAATCTCCGCAGATTGTTGCTTACCACCTGCGACAGTAGCTATCTTAGCATTTGGATAAAGCACACACCGCAACATTAATGCCATTACTGACATAAAAGATTTAGATCAGGCTCGTACAAATGTAGCATAAACATTTTTATGTCTAAACAACGCCCGCAAAAATAATCGTTGATAAAAATAAAATTTAAAATTATAAGGATTTCCAAGAGAAAGGTAAAAATCTACAAGTTTATCAGGGTAAACTCTTCAGTAAGCAATTAATTTGCGATATTCTTCTAAATTATTATGAACATTTTCTTTGATTGCTTCATCATCTAATTCTCTTTTTCTGTTAGAGGTATTAATAATATTTTTAAGGCTCATCTAAAAACACCTCTCCTGACAAAAAACGTTCTAACATTTCTGCTTCTGCTTCTACTTCATTCTCTAAGAACGTACCTCATTCTTCTGCTTCTTCATCTGTAAGAGCTTCTGCATCTTCTTCTTCAATAGAAGTAATTAATCCTTTTGTGACATCCGCGGCATCGCCTTCACTTTGTTCAAGCTTTTCAATATAAGATTCAATCAAATCACCAAGACCTAATTCATTAACAGCTAAATTGCGGGTATAAGCTTTAAGATCTTTAAGTGAAAAATCTATTTTATCTTGCGGATATTGCTCTGGGTCAAATTCTGGAAGGTTAGGTATAATACCTCCTTCTTGCTCACAAAGTGCTACTAGTTCTCCAATAGAAGAAAGAACTTGTTGTCTATCATCTTTATTTTGTGCTTCTGTAAATTTACCTGACTTGCGGAGTTGGTCAAATACACCTGCAAGATTCTTGTAAGCATTTATATCACCCGCATCTAAGCATTCATCCATTTTTAAAGAAGTTTTGCACATTTTTTTAAGAACTTCTTCTCGATCAATGTTTAATTCATATTCTTGAGCATATTTAGAATACATTGTCTCCATTTTAATTCATTGTTCTGGAGCATACATTGTTCCTCATTTTAGCATTAAATAATCTATATCTGATTCATCTAATTGGTCTGTTCAGTAAGAAGCGTCAACTTGATATTGCGGTGCCTGCTCTTGCGGTGTAAAAGGCTCTTCTTTTTCTTTTTTTTCTTCTGTAGGTTGGCCTATTTCTGGGAGAAAATCTTCTACTGTTTTGTTTGTATGGGTTAATGTATTATATTGACCTTCAGAAATTTCACCAGCCGCAAGTTGTTCTTTTAATTTTGCTTCATATTCATCTTCTTCTTCTTTTGGATTTTCTGGAGGTGGGGTATTGAATTGATCTGAATCTGCAAATGTATAGTTTTGATACTGTGTCATATTCATGGCCCGCAAATAAAAACCTAGGACAGATTTTGGTCCAAACTTTCCTGGGTCTTTCTTATACTTTTCATTTGTAAGAGTTATTCATTTTTTCTCTATGTATGGAACATTAAATTTTTCTAATATTCAGAGGAAAGTTTCTGGTTTGCGGTTGTCAATATATTGGCAAAGACAATCTTTACAAAGGTCACATCTTTCACCTGTTCGCATTTTAAAAAATTCTGTTTCATTTAAGGTACGCCCGCATTTACTGCAAGTTTTATGTTTAACAGCCATAGGCATCACCTACTTTTCTGATTTTTTCTTTACTGCAATTTTGCGACTACCATTTTTACATTCTTTGCATTGAGAATATCAACCATCTTTGCTAGTGTTATGGGCATAGAAGAGAGGGTGTCCAAGTTTTATCTGCCCGCATTTACTACATTTCTTTCAGTATCCATATTCTTTTTCTGTAAAATATCATTCAACATATTCTTTTTGAAATTGTTCTGTTATTAAACGTGGAATACGTTTACGTCAAAGAGAAGAATAGTATTGTTCTGAATGATCTTCTCCATACTCTTGGAGAATTTTTTCTCTAATTTCTTCATTAGTAAGACCATCTACTTTTCAAATTAAAATGTCTCAAAGCATTGGATATTTTTCTTTAAGTGCTCTTTCTGCTAAATCTTCTAAATCTATTAGGTGTCACCGCATATCACAGTGGAGATCTTCTCAAGATTCTTGTTTTAAAATTTGATAGTAGCATAAAAGGAATGATACATGTTCTGGATTGAGGAAAGATAAGGGTTTATCTGAGTGTGGTATTTGATTTTCATCTAAATAAATTTCTTCAGGAATAGAAATTGATGCTAAGGTTCTTATTTGAGATGCTGATTTAATGTGGCCTACCATATTATAGTTGCCTTTTATTATATAGGCTTGTTTTCATGTGTCTATAATTGCTTGATTTAATTGTTTGCGTCGATATTTTGAAGCAGTCTCTAATTGTTTTTTGAGAGAAAGAATAACATCCATACATTCTTTAATCCCTGGAATGTTATCTATATCTTCTGGAGAGATAGGGTCTTTAGGATCAAGAATTTGCGTTTTATCATTGCGAATCATGTTATAGAGGCCATCTTCTCCATTTTCTAACTTTTCAATTAAACCTTCATAAGATACCTGCCTCTTATCAATTGTAAATTCTCGATTGGGGGTTAGTATAGGATGTTCTTCTTTGCGTTCTTTTTTTGTTTGATTGCGGTCGTGAATAAATAAAATGTAATCTGCTAATATTTTTAGAGAACTGTTGTTAAGAGGAGGTAATAATTTAATTAATTGCTTAACATAAATGACTCTTTCTTCAGGAGTCTCTAAGGAATAATCTAAATCCATTATACCTCCGATTTATTAAATTTTTTTATCTACGAGTAAATTTTATATCAAATTTTTATTTCTGTCAAGTGAAAATCTTAGATAAAATAAAAATTTTGACAAAGACTTAATATTTTTTTACCCAAGAGAAAGAAAATTATTGGACAAAAAAATTTTTTTATATTATAATTATATTAAAGAAAGAGAGAAAGGAAATAATAAATGAGTAATGTTGATAAACTTTCAGAGGTTCAGCTTAAAAAGCTCTCAGAGGTTCAAATTAAATATCGTAAGATGGATAAGTTAATTGAGTTTTTTAAGATGAGTGGAATGAGTATTAAAGATTTAGAACGTGCTATACAGGATATTAAGGCTGTGTATAAAGTTTCAGATTATCAGGAGGAAAATTAATGAAATTTACTAAACGAAGTATTGGTGGAAAGAAAGCTGCGGCAAAGACTAAATTAATTAGTGCAGTGAGTGGTGTAAAAAAGCCTAAGAAGAAGAGCCTTTAAAAGGCTCTTTTTTTTTATACCGAATTTAAAACTGAAAACTGCTCTTGTGAATTTTTTGGATCGGGGCCAGGGCGGGGCCTCGTTTTGTGGCGTCACCGTCCGGCATGGGTCCCCCGTCACATGCGAACATGTGTACGCATGTTCGGACACTGTGCCTGAGCTGGCAAATGTGTGGGGACTGTGGAGATGGCCATTCTCGTGCCTTCGGTCCCAAAACATGGGTATTCTATAGGTGTCGGGCGGGGACGTGGTCCGGCGTGTACCTAGGTTGCTCGGCTAGGTTCTGTCAAGAGAATAGCCACCTCATGGACCTGCAAACGCGGCCACAGCTCCCGATGAAAAGGAGGAAATTGGAGTAAGTACCGACTTGCGACACACTGAGGAATAAGGACACACTGTAGTAAGTTGTTATGAGCGACTTACTACCCAACGAACAAAACCAACAACAGTGTTTCACGTGAAACACTTTAAGTCTGAGAGGACGAAACAATGTTTAGCTTGCTTAATAACATGGCCATCACGTACATCACTTACGCTTGCACTCGCAAGTTATTGGTGGCTATTGAGGTAGATAAAATGGTGCATATCGGATATATCACCATTGACGTACCTTGGATAGTGCGGTACTGCTACATTGGCAAGTCGTCCAACGGCTTACCAGCCTTGCGCTTTAAGCCCACTACCCCACAGAAGCGTGAGATAGTGGACGATATGCAAGAAATCGCGCGTTATCGTGCAAGCGATTATCACGCTATGATGGAGCCATATAGCACGTATATTAATTGCAAGGGTATAGTCAAGACGGCTAATAAGGGTGTTCGTTTTGAGCATTGGGCTGTCGAAACCATTTATGGTCAAGCGTGGCACTATAACACGGATGCCCATATCTATCACACGGACGTGGCAGACGTTGAGATTAAAACCTGCTATAACTCAACGTTTATGACGTGGGCAACATATCAGAGTTTGCAAGACTAACAGCTAACAGGGTAGGGCATAAGCCCTACCCTAGGACGGAGGAACAACAATGTACGCATGGTACAAGGCCGATGATAGGTGGACCCCATGGCACATTGAGGGGTTTGGGTTTACCTACTCATTTGCAAGCAAAGCAGAGGTTGAGCGGTTCGCTGCCACAATGCATCTACCAATCAACTGGCTTTAATCACTAACAGGGTGGGGCATATAGCCCCACCCACCTACAACCTAGGAGGTTTACAATGAACCCTATCACTGTCATTGAGTCCAACGGTATGCGTTTCCCTGTGTTTTACGACGGACTGTTTAGGGCATACTGGACGCCTAAATTCATGAGGTATTACGATACCATTGAAGAGCTAGAAGAATGCGTGAAGAGTTTCACGGCAAACATTGTCATACTGTAGTCAATAGCGGGGCGCCTACGGGCGCCCCATTGAAGGGAGCATAAAATGAGCTATCTAAACGTCTATCGTAATGAAGTAGAACGTTGCAAAAGGTTTCTCGCAACGCTTACGGATTTCGAGGCCATTGAAGGCATCGACGAGAACACACAAGCATTGCGCGAACAGTGGACTGCCGAATTGCAAGTTTGGCAGTTTGGCTATGATGAGCTGGTAAAGGAGATGAGCGAGTGAGGGGTCCGCGTGGCCCCTCTTTTTTATATGAAAAAACATACAATCTCCACATTTGGCCGAATAATTATAACACAACACACGGACAAAAACAAGCGAGAAACGAAAAAATTTTTTTCTCCACAGTCTGCACACAAAACTAAAATCATCCCGAAACTATGTTTTTTATGTGAAAAATTAAAAATGAAAACAAAAAACACAAAAAAAACTATAAATGAAAAATCCACAAAATCTCCACGGAATATGGCCGCAAAATTTTAGCACATCGCGCAGACAAAAACAAGCGAAAATTGAAATTTTTTTCCGTTTCCTCGGAATCTTCACAAAACGGCACCGAACACTTCGGTCCTGTTTTGTGGATTTATTATGGAATCGAAAAACCTCCACGTTTCCTTCACATCTATTTGATAGCATTGATAATAGAGCGGAATAGAACAAAAAACCGAACAAGTTATGTTTTTTTGATGGTTTTTTTGTGTAGATTTCGTGAATATGGAGATTTTGTGAATGTGGAGATTTTGTGAAGATAAAAAATGAAATTAAAAATCTCCATAAGGTTTCCATATATGAAAATTTGA